GGCCTGGCACGGTGGTGGAGTTCCTGCTGTCGATGTCGGACGACGAGTGCTGCTCCGGCCTGGCCTGGGTCCGCCCGGCCCGGTTCTTCCCCAGTTCGGCCAGCTTCCCGAACCAGGACACCGTCGCACAGAAGCAGGGCACCCGAGCCTGGGCTGTCGTACTGGAGATGGGCGTGGTTCGATGCGCGCCCACACCGGGCCCGGAGTCCATCCCGTCGAACGCCGAGTGGGACGCGGTGACTCAGGCCGTGATGGATGCTGCGGCTGCGATGCGCCGTGCGATTTGCTGCTGGATCGCCATGGACCCGGTCCGGCGTAAGCAGCAGATCCTCCCCGGTGAGTGGTCACCGGTAGCGGTTCAGGGTGGCTGTGTCGGCGGGGTGCTGCCGGTGACGATCATGGGTCCGGCGTGTGACTGCGCGGACGCTGGCGCGTCCTCGTCCTGAACAGCAGGAAGCCCCGGGGGGATCGCACCACCCGGGGCCACCGCCCATCTATCTCGACTTTAAAGCCATGACTTTCAAGATCGCAAGAGCCAGGTAGCCTCAGCGACATGAGCTACAGGCTGCACCTGGACTACCCGGCGCTGAACGCCGAGGGGATGAGGGTCGCCCGGCGGTTGGTAACCCGAGTGACCCGCCGGACGCTGAACCGGTCCGCTGTGCTGTGCCCGGTGGACACGGGTTACCTACGCGCCAGCGGCACGATGAGTGTCAGGGAGCGCGGCCTGGTCGTGGTCGGCGAGGTGGCCTACACCGCGAACTACGCTGCCGCCGTGCACGAGGGGCGGCGCGCGCTGACCATCCGGGCCAAGGGAAACGGCCGACTCCGGTTCGTCGTGGATGGCAAGGTCGTGTTCGCCCGGGAGGTCCACCAACCCGCTCGCGCCGGTCGGCCGTTCCTCTCCACTGCTCTGCGGGAGGTCGCAGTCGGGGAGGGCATGCGGGTCAGCATCGGCTGAGATGTCCGACTTCAAGGTGGTAGGGTGACAGCCATGACGACCGAACAGACTGAGCCCGCCGGTCCGGATCCGGAGGACCGGGTCGAGCTGCCGGTGATGCTGGGTGACCGTGAGATCTACGTACGCAGACCCACGGCCGAACAGCTCCTGGCCTGGCAGCGGGTAGTGACCCGGCTTAGCGACGCACCAATCGACGCATCGTGGACCGGTACCGAGATTCTCGGCGCGATGGAGAGGATGCTTCGGATCGTCAACAGCCTGATGGTCAACAAGGCTGACGTGGTCTGGATGGACGACCGATTCCTGGACGGCACTCTGGACTTCGCCAAGGTGACACCGTTCATCACCGCCGTGGTCGACGCGTTCAAGGACCACGCGGACGCGCAGCTGGCCGAGCACGGCACGCGGCCGGAGAAGCGCGCCGCGAAGAAGGCCGCCCCCAAGAAGGCTACGAGGAAGGCGCCCGTCCGATGATGTCCAGCAACCATCCGATCAACGTCCTGGGGACCCGCGAGCACGCTGAGGCGATCACCGCACACCGGCACTCGGGCGTGTACTCGGCCTTACAGTGGCTGACGTTCTCACACCTCCCCGAATCGCTTCAGGCCTTCTCGCGGCCGTTCTACCAGACCGCCGTCGAGCTGATCACTACGGTCCGGACCGACTCACCTGAGCTAACCACCGCGCTGAACAAGCTGATCGAGGCCAAGGACGCGGCTGTCCGGGCGGGCATCATCAGCCAGCACGGTGTGCCCGGTTCGGTGCCGCGTCCTGCGGCCGTGGTCTCTCCCCCGTACCTGGCGGACCCGGCATGAGCGTTCTCCTGGGGACGATCAACGACATGATGAGCGAGCTGGACCCCGGCGAACACAACCAGGTCAGCGACGGGTACCACACGTTCGGGGAGCTGTACGACCACCGGCGCGCGCTGACCGCCGTCCTGGCCGGGGCCGCCGCGAGCGGTGGCGACTCCTGGCGGAGCAAGGCCCATCACCCGGACGACTCGCCCATGTTCGAGGGCGGGTACTTCATCGTGGGGATCGTCCTGCCCAACGGCGTGATCACGTACCACTACAAGCTCTCGCACTGGGACGATTTCTGTTCGGTGCCCGAACTGGAGCACGCGCCCAAGTGGGACGGGGCTCCGCCGAGCGCGACCGTGGACCGGCTCCTGGAGCTGGCCCGGAGCCTGGCGGACCCGGCATGAGCGAATACAGCGAGATCGAAGCCGACCCGGGTGACGCGGAGGGTCGGGTGCTGAGCACGTTGGCGAACGGCATGCCGTACGTGTTCATCGTCGCTACTGAGCTCGAACCGCTCAGTCTCCGGATCGGCACCGAACACAGCGTAGGAACGATCCGGGCCCTGTTGACCCAGACTCTCCGGGCGCTGCCGGAATGAACAGCCGGGGAGAGCGGACCCAGGCGCGCGCCGCTTCCCGGCGGTTGGCCAACATCCGGCGGCAGGTAGCTGAGAAGCTGCGCCGGGACCAGCGCGCCGAGGAGAAGAAGCGATCCGCTGGTGGACGTTGACCCGATCGCGTCAATGCGGTGCTGGCCGATCGCGATGGAACTGGGCGGCCGGGAGTTCGACATCCCGGCCCTGCCCGCTGCCGACTGGTGGCCGGTCATCGTGGACGCGAACATCGCCGGGATTCTTGACCTGATCGGGTCAAGTCCTGACGTGGAAGACATGCTGATGGACGGCCGCATCACCGCAGATGAGCTGGCACAGGTGATGCGGGATGTTGTTGAGCAGGTGTCTGGCCGATCGCTTCACGTCGCGTTCGTCATCGCCAGTGTGGCAACCGGGTCGTGGCCGTTGATCGGTGGACAGCTGGCCCAGACCGGATTCCGGTGGGACGTGCAGCCAATCGGGGCTGCACTCGACGCGCTGTACGTCATCCTCAGCGCGTCGATGAAAGACGACGAGGCCAGGGCCAAGTTCGACGCCCTACTGGATAACGAGGCGCTGACCGGCGGTAAGCCGTCATCGAGGAACAAAGACAAGATCACGGCCGAGTTCGAGACGATGGCCGGGCCACGTCCAACCCCAGCTCCTTTGCCCGGGAAAGCCACCGACGCGCCGTCCGATAGTCCACGGCCCAGAACTCGGACACGGCCCCGGCCGCCCCGCCAGAGCGGCCCCGCTGGCGTGCCCAAGCCGCGACCCTGACCACTCGTTCAAAGTGGTCGTCCGGCCAGCTACGCGTACCGCTCGGGCGCGGCCGGGCCAGCATCCGGTACTGAGCCTCACCCTCCCCGAGAAGCACGCTCGCGGTCACGCTGGCTATCTGCCGGATGGGGAGCTGGGACAGCACCGTGGCGGTGATGGGCTGATCGTCGCGGGACCGAACGATCAGCTCAGTGACGGCGGGACGTTCGGAGTTGCCGGACAAGCGCACCTGAACCCGCCACGGAAACATCGGGTCGTCCAGGACGACTGTGTCTCCGAGGTTCGAGAGCTGGGCGCGTGAGACATCCATGTGGACAGCCTAGACCAGATGCCCTCCCTGATCCGGTGGCCGTGACACCTGGCGGACATCTAGGCTGGTGGCGTGGCAGAAGTAGGTTCAGCGACCGTCGAGGTCACCGGGGACGTCCGTGGATTCGCCCGGCAGACCAAGCGGGACCTGGACCGCGCCCTCAACCGGGTGGACCGCGATACCAACAGCCGGTTCGGATCGATCGGTAAGAACTCCGTCAGATCCTTCTCCAAGAGCCTGAGCGATGGACTGTCCGGTCTCGCGGGTTTGCTGCGCCCGGCGCTCATCACAGCCGGACTCGGCATCGCGGCCGGGCTCGCGGCAGTGATCGGACCGGCCATCGGCGCCTTGATCGCATCGTCGATCATCGCGGCCGGTGGGCTGGGCCTGATCGGGTTCGGGGCGTTCCTGCTCCGTGAGGAACCCGGACTGAAGGACGCCGCCGGGAAGCTGGCCGATACGGTGAAAAAGACGTTCACCGACGCGGCTCAGCCGATCCTCAAGCCACTGATCGGCGCGCTGAACACGTTCCGAGATCTGGCCGTGAAGATCGGGCCGGAGGTGAAGGGGGCGTTCAAGGACATCGCCCCCGCGATCGAGCCGTTCGCCAAGGGACTGGCCGGTCTGGTCCAGAAGACACTCCCTGGGTTCCGCGACCTGATCCGGTCGGCTGCTCCGTTCCTAGCAGGGATGGCGGCCGTCCTCCCCGGACTGGGCACCGACTTCTCCACATTCTTCTCGTCCATCGCGAACAGCGGACCGGCCGCAACGATCTTCTTCCAGGACTTCATTCAAGGCCTGGGCAATATGATCGTCGCGTCCGGCAATGCCATTCAATGGCTGGCCAAGACGTACGTGGCCGTAAAGGAATTCTTCGGTGGATTCGGGCCGGGCTTCTTCGGTCGCGCGGTCGTCGCCATCAGGTCCCTTGTCACCGACGGATTCGATTACGTCGTCGCGCACATCCCGCAATTGATCGACGGATTCCTGGCCCTGAAGACCATGGTCCTTAACGCCGTCCTTCAGTTGGTCCTGGGTATCGCGAACGCCCTGCCTAAGATCCTCCCCGCGATCGCGAGCACGCTGGTCCAGGTAGTGACCGGCCTGGTCACCGGGCTGGCGGCTGCGGCTCCCCGGATCATCGCCGCAGCCGGGGAGCTGATCAACGGGCTGGTCGACGGGATCGTCAAGGCGCTACCGATCCTGATCCCGGCGATCGCACAGATCGCGATCACCCTGGTTCAGGGACTGGTCGGGTTGATCCCGAGCATCATCGACGCCGGAATCCGTCTGGTCCAGGGCCTGACTGAAGGGATCCTCGGCGCGCTGCCTCAGCTGGCGATGGCGCTGATCACGGCGATCCCACAGATCTTGTCGTCGCTGATCTCTGCCATTCCTCAGCTGTTGCTGCTGGGGACGAACCTGGTTCTCGCGCTGGTTCAGGGAATCGCAAACGCTCTGCCGCAGTTGCTGTCTACGATTCAGACCCAGGTCATTCCGGCTCTGCTAGACGCGTTGCGGACCCAGGGACCGCAGCTGATACAGCAGGGCGCCGAAGCTCTCCGGACATTCATGCAAGGTTGGATCGACAACATCGGTTCGATCGCCAGCATAATCTCCGGGTCGATCGTCCCGGCGATCGCACAGTTCTTCCAGAACGCGCCGCAATGGCTGACGGCCGGTGGGGAGATCCTCCGTTCATTGGCGAACGGATTGGTCCAGAACATCGGCATGCTGTTGCAATTCATCAGTGGCACTCTGTTGCCTCGGATCACCACGGCGCTTCAGAACAACCCGGGCATAATCCAATCCGGCGTGAACATCCTGGTCAACATCCTTCAGGGGATGATCAGTGCGTCCACCCAGATCATGACGTTCGTGACCGGCACGCTGATCCCCGCCCTGGTCGGCGTGATCGTCGCCAACGCCCCAGCGCTGATCAGCGCTGGGCTGCAACTGATGGCAGCCCTGGGGGCGGCGTTCGTGCGGGCCATCCCCTCGATCCTGCGTGGCATCATCCAGCTGAACGCGGCAATCGTGAACGGCGTGTTGTCGGCGACCGCCGCTCTGGTCGTCGCGGGCGTCAAGCTGATGGCGTCGTTCGCCTCATCGATCATCTCGGCGGGCGTTACCAAGGTCCGGTCCGCGATCACCACAGTCAGGGGCGCGATCGTCAGCGCGGCGAGTTCTGCCGGATCGTGGCTGCTGTCCGCCGGTAAGTCCGTGATCAACGGACTCATCTCCGGCATCTCTTCGATGATCGGGGCTGTCAAGTCCAGGATCGGTTCGATCAGGAGTGCCGTCACTGGAGCGTTCGTCGGTGCCGCTGGATGGCTGGTCAGCGCGGGCAGCTCGATCATCAACGGCCTGATCTCCGGTATCCAGTCCGGGTTCGATCGGGTGCGTGGCCTGCTCAGTTCATTGACGTCGATGCTCCCCGATTGGAAGGGCCCGGCCGAGGTGGACCGGGAGATCTTGCGGGACTCGGGCCGGATGGTCATGCAAGGGTTCGAGTCCGGACTGAACGATCAGATCTCCTCGATCCGCAAGACGCTGGGGTCGGTGACTGGCGACCTGCCTGGGTTCACCACCCCGGGCTCCCGGGGAGGTGACGGGAGCAGCGCGGCCAATCCCTCCGGTGGCCGGACCTCTACCGTGACGATCATGCCGGGTGCCATCGTGATCCAGGGAAGCGGAGAGAAGGCGGGGCGCGAGGCGGCCGAAGCCGTGCTCGAAGCACTCGCGAACGCACAGGGCTGACGGGGAGCGACCATGGCGACCACGACGATTCTCCGGCCGTCCGCCACCTCGTCAGGTGTCGGCTGGACGGCCACGCCGAGCGGGACCCTGCACGGGGTCACCTCCGACGACTCGGACGCCAGCTACGCGCTGTGGGGCGGTACCGGGTCGGCCCTGATCCTGGCGACCCCCGCTGACGCGCCGCCGGTGGGCGAGCGTCGCCACGCGGTCCGGCTGCGGATGCGTGGTGAGGACGGCGATGCCTGGGGCGCGGTCCGGCTGGCGACCGGCGCCCTGATCGCTGGCGCGGCTGCGCCGTTCACTTCCTCCCCGACCACGGTCACCGGAGCCTGGGGATTCGGCGTATTGCCGGACGGCTCCACCGTGCTGTCGGCGTACGTCACCGGGCAGAGTTCCGGCGTCAAGATCCAAGAGCTGTATATCGATGTGGACTCCCGCGAGGCACCGACGTTCACCCCTCAGGTGCTGGACTCCACCGGAACGTCCACGACCACCGTGACCGATACGGCCCAGCCAGGCATCTTCGCCAGCAGTCCGGACATGGACGGCCTGTCTGCCCGGCAGTACCGCTACTGGGTCACGCTCAGCGGGGCGATCGTCTGGGACACCGGGATCGTCAGCGGCCCGGCGGCCGTCCGGATCACCGACGCTCTCGACAACGGCGCGTACGTCGCGCACCTTCAGATCTGGTCCACGCTGGGACAGAACACCGAGTACGCCAGCGATGAGGAGACCGTGTCGTTCACGGTCGCCGTGGGTGCGATCCCGGCGCCGGACAACCCGATCGTCTCCCAGGTGCCGGGCACGCCTTTCTACGAACTTGAAGTATGCGCACCGTTCGCCGGGGACTTCGATGACGACCAGGCGTACATCGAGATCCAGCGGGTCGACTGTCCTCAGGGCGGTTACCTGAACCTGACCGGGGAGGACTTCTCGTCCGCGTCGGCGAGCTCGCCGGGTCCGCTGACCAACCTGGAGATCACGGCCTACGTAGCCCGTGATGACGACTGGTTCCCCACCGGCGAACAGACGCTGGCCAGCCACTTCGATACCAACGGTGACCAGCGCTCCTGGTGGTTCGGCATCGTGGCCGGTGGGTTCCCGATCATCCGCTGGAGTGAGGACGGCACCGCGTCCACCCAGGAGGCAGTCGGCACGGTCCAGGTCCCGTTCGACGCTTTCGGCCGATCGCTGTTGCGTGGCACGCTGCTGACCGACGACGGGGCTGGTGGGTGGACCGCGACGTTCGAGTCGTCGGACGACGCGGGCGTGACCTGGGACCCGATCGGCGACCCGGTTACCAACAGTGGTGGTGGCACCACGTCGCTGTTCGCCAGTTCGACGGACTACATGGTCGGTGCGTACATCGGGTCGGGGCTGGAGAACCAATGGGCCGGACGGCTGTACTGGGTTCAGTTCCGCAACGGGCCGCTCGGTGCCGTGACGATGTCGCCGGACTTCACCGGCCTGCCGTCCGGGACCGCGTTCGTCACCGACGACCAGGCCAACGTGTGGTCCGTCAACGTCCCGGCCACCATCGTCTCGGATCAGCAGATGACCAGCGTGGCGATCGTCGGCCCGCTGGAGACCGATGAGTGCACGACGTACACCGACTACACCCTTCCCCGGACCGGCATCGAGTCGACGTGTGAGCACACGCCGGACCCGTGCTGCTCGTACTACCGGGCCCGGACCGTGGGGAGGATCGATGGCCAGGTACAGATCAGCAACTGGTCCAACGCGTTCGATCCCGGCATCCCGAACGGGATCGTCTTCATGTGGCCGGACACCGACGCCAGCATCCCGGAGGGCTGGAACCGGGTCACTGAGCTGGACGGGAAGTATGCGAAGGGCGTGGCCACGACCGGGACCGAGCCGGGCAGTACCGGCGGCGCCGCCAGTCACGTGCACACGGTGCCGACGCACGTTCACGACACCAGCCACGTGCACACCACGTCCGCCAACACGTCGGCCGCCGTGGGTTCGTTCAGCTCCACCACCGGCGCGGCCGGGTCCACAGCGATCGCGGCGACGCACGTGCACACCACGCCGTCCACCAACTCGGCCACGGTCGACTCCGGCACGGCTCAGCCCACCATCGGTTCGGGGAACAACGACCCGGCCCGGCTGGAGGTGCTGTTCATCGAGAGCAACGGTCAGCCGCTCGGCGTGCCGGACGGCGCGCTGGGTCTCTCTCCTGACACTTCACTGTCAGGTTGGACCGACCACGCGGCGGCCACGGGCAGGTTCCTGAAGGGCGCGGCAGCAGCGGGCGACGGCGGCGCGACGGCGGCCAGCGCGATCGATTCGCACACGCACAGCGTCGCCGCCCACACGCACGCCGGTACCAGCCACCTGCACACCAGCGCTAACACCAACTCGGTGACCTCCACCCTGACGCTCAGCGCTGGTCCGACCTCCGCTGTGTGGGCGGCCAGCCACGCGCACCCGATCGTGATCGGGTCCAGCACGTCGGCCGCGCTCACGTCCGGCGGGTCCGGTACTTCCGGGGCCGACTCGCTCGGTACCGATGAGCCTCCGTTCGTGAACGTGCGCGTACAGGAGAACACCTCCGGAGACGTGTCGATGCCGGTCGGCATCATCGGCATCTGGCGCGGGTCGCTCGGCTCCATCCCCACCAACTGGGAGTTGTGCGACGGGACCGGCGGTAAGCCGGACCTGGTGGCCAAGTACCCGAAGGGCGCTACGACGTCGCTCGGTACAACCGGCGGATCGCTCAACCCGCACAGTCACACCAGCCCCAGTCACAACCACACGACCAGCACGCACTCACACACCATGACGGTGGGCGCGCAGAATGCGGCCGTGCAGAACGTGTCCACCACGGTCACCGTGTCGGTGGCCAACGGCACGCACGCGCACACGCACGGGGACACGGCGACGGCCACGCCGACGGTGGCCAGCGTGACATCCGGGACGCTGGCCAACACGACGTCCGAACCTCCGTATGAAGAGGTCGCGTTCGTCCAGCTGATGACAGAACCGACTCCTCCCCCGGAGCCTGATGAGTTCTGCCTGACGTGGGACGGGGACTACCACCTGATCCGGACCGAAGGACCTGACGGTCCGCTCTGGGTCCAGGTGGGCGGCATCATCGATTGGGACCGGGACAGGCCTTTCACCAGCGCGACCGGTGTGATGGGGACGAGATTCGTCACGTCATCGGCGCCGGGCGGCAGGAACCTGCACATGGTCACAGCCGTGGAGTCGGAAGCCGATCTTGCCTCCTTGATGGAGGTGCTGAATCGGCCGTTGGTTCTGGTCAGCCCAAGCGATTCCTTCGAAGTCTGGGCAGCACCGGTTGCCACCTCGGTCAAGGTGGTCAAGGTGGGGCGCATCCGCCAGGTTATGGCGGACTTCATCGCGACAGGTCCGCAGCCTGCGCCGCAACTTGCCGATGTTGGGGTGTAGAGGGTGGTGGCCACCACGCGGGGGACGAACGATAGTCCCGGGTGTTCAACCGGTCAGGCCGGTCAATCCTCGTTCAGGAGCACAAGCTACCGCATCACTTCGAAGTTCGGCAAGCCCTCCCGGCATGGCAGGATGAAGTCATGACTGTTACGGACGTCCTGCGCCCGGTGTCGGTCCGCGATACCGGGGCCGGAACCGTGGTGCCGTCCGGCACCATGTCGGCCGTGACCTCGGACAACTCCGATGCCACGTATATCAACTTCATCGAGGCGAACTGGGGAGTCAGCTGGAGTCTCCGGGTCGGTTCTCATACCCCGTCGGCAGGGTATGGCAGGCACCGGATCAGGGGTCGCATCCGGGTCCGGTCCGACGTCGGCACGATTAACGAGGACATCGACCTGGGCCGGGGGACCAGCGACTGGATCGAGTACGACACGATCACCGCGACGTCCTCGTTCACCGAACAGGTGACGTCCTGGTACTCGACGGTCGGGTACGGACTCGACACGGCCGGTGCGCTGTCCGACCTGAACATCGGCGGTGGCTGGTGGGCGAGCGGGACCGGCGGCGCGGTGGACCTGCGCACGGCCGAGTGTTACGTGGACATCGACTGCCGCCTCCAGCCGCAGTTCTCCCCGGAGGTCCAGGACGGCGCGGGCGCGAACCAGAACGCGGGCACGGTCACCGACACGAATCAGCCGACCATGTTCTTCGGCGCGGTGGACTACGACGGTCTTCCGGCCCTGGACTGGACGGTCAGTGTCCGGACCGGATCAGCGGCCGGGCCGATCGTCTGGGACACGTCGGGATCCGGCATCCCGCCGACCACCGTGCCGGTGACCACCGGTCTGGACGACGGCGCGTACTTCGCGGTGTGGACCGTACAGTCCACGATCCGGGGAGCAGACCCGTTCGAACACACGCAGTCGTATGGCTTCTCGATCGAGAACACCGTTCCGCCGCCGTCACCTCCCCTGGTTCAAGTCCGGGAGGAAGCGGGAGGGTACCGGGTGGATTGGGCCAACCCGGGCGGGCAGGTCTGGGATGACGACTACGTGGTCGCCGAACTATGGCGCGACGACTGCAACGGCAGTCAGCGGATAGCCGTGGTTCCGGATGGCTTGAACGGCACGTACCTGGACCTGGCCATCCCGCAGCTGGACCCGCAGCCGGTGCCCGGTCCTGACTGTGAAGAGTCAAGCGACGCGTGCGACATCATCTACCGGGTCCGGTACCTGGGGTATGTCTCGACGTTCGTCGAGTTGCCGGACACCATCCCGTCCGATCTGATCCTGGGCTGGCCGAGTACGGCCGCCTCGATCCCGAGCGGATGGACACGGGTTACCGCTCTCGACGCGGTCTACCCCCGGGGTAGTTCCGGCACCGGCGCACCGGTCGCGACCGGCGGATCAGCACTGCACTCGCACACGACGTCCGGCCACACCCACCAGGTGGCCGCGCACTCGCACACGCTCGGCGGGTCTACCGGGTCGAGCAACACGAGCACCACCAGCGCGCGCTTCAACGGCGCCAGTAAGGCCCAGGCGGACCAGCCGCACACGCACACCCGGCCGAGTTCGACCGGGTCGGCCGCTGCGTTCAACACCTCGAACACGGCGCCGGGTACCGCGCTGTTCGACAACCTCCCGCCTTCCCTCAGCGTGATCTGGATCGAGTCGGACGGTGCCCAGGCGGCATACCCGACGGGCATCCTGGGATGGGCCACCGAAGCCGTGTCCGGGTGGAGCGCGCACGCGGCGAGCTCAGGCCGGTATCTGCGTGGCGCGGCGGTCGCGGGCAACGGGGGAGCGACCTCCGGCGCGGCTACGCACACGCACGCGGTGAACGCTCACACCCACAACGGCGCCAGTCACGATCACTCGCTGGGATCCACCTCGCTGTCCAACCCGGCCTCCAGCCAGGAGGCGGGCACCGGGTCCAGCACGCCGCGATGGCTCCCCCGGCACACGCACCCGATGGACGTGACCCCCGCGACCACGGGCAATGCTTCCAGCGAAGAGGGCGGGACGACCGGGTCGGCCACGCTGGAGCCACCGAACCGGCGGTTGCGCGTCCTTCAGAACACCGGCGGGGGAACCCAGACCCGGATCATCGGGCTGTACACCGGGACGGTAGCGGCGCTCGATCCGTTGCTGACGTTGTGCGACGGCAGCAACGGCACGCCGGATATGCGCACCTACTTCGCCCGGGACCTGGGATCGGACTCGGTCAACTCGACCGGCGGGTCGACATCGCACACGCACACGACGCCGAGCCACAGCCACGACATCGGCAACCACTCGCACGGGACCAACGTCCTGACGTCCACCACGGCATCGTTCGAGGCGCCCTCGTTCGGTGACCTGGGTGACTCGCCGACCACCAGCCACGATCACTCCAGCGGCAACACGGCGTCCGCCTCCCCGGGCGTGTCGTCCGCGACCTCCGGTACCGCCGCCAGCACCGACCACATCCCGCAGTACCGCGAAGTGCATTTCGTCCGGCTGGACGGCACGATCTCCGGTGGCCCTCTGCCGGTGCCCGAGTTGAAGGTGACGGACTTCTCCAGCTCCACCGTCCCGGCCTTCACCTACACCGACGGTCTCGACAGGCTGGCCAGTCTGACCGCCAAGAAGGCGGTGGCCACCAGCCGGTCGAGCCGGTTCCCCAAGCTGGTCACCGACTCGACTCCCCTGGACGGCGGTTTGCACACGGTCAGCAGCACGCCCGCCGGGGAGGACTTGTCACTGGTGATCGCGGTGGAGGGACTGTCTGAGATCGATGCGCTGGAAGAGCTGCTCTCCGAGGATCGGTTGTACTGGTCCCCGCTGGGCGGTACTTCCGGATGGTTCGCTCCGGGTGGCTGGACCGTGGACCGCCCGGCGCCGGATGTCTGGGTCGTTCAGATCACCATGGTCCGCCAGCCCTGGCCAACCGTCGCCGACCCGGAGGACTTCTTGTAGCATGTACTCCGTGAAAATGAAAGACCACTCTGGGAAAAGGTACGGGCGCCTATTAGTGAGTCAGTCCCTCGATGAACGCGATAGTAAGGGACAGGTGGTATGGGATTGCACCTGTGATTGCGGTTCCAAGGTCAAGGTCTCAGGCGGAGATCTCAGATCGAGGAGATCTTGTGGGTGCGCTAAAGGGGGGACCACCCACGGACTGGCTGGTAGGCACCCTCTCTATACGACCTGGACCCTCATACGTCAGAGGGTAGATAACCCGACGTGCCCTTATTACAGGTTGTACGGCGGGCGAGGAATCTCCTACACCCCTAGGTGGAATGACTTCCTATTGTTCCTAAATGACGTTGGGGAGAGGCCGCCGAATCCGGAGGGGTATACCTCTCGGAAGCCCTATTGGTCGATTGACAGAATTGACCCGGACGGGAATTACGAGCCAGGTAATATTCGTTGGGCTACCCAGGCGGAACAGAATCGGAACAAGAGCAAGGTCAGGGTTCCCTAATGAGCGCCCCGTTCTCCTCCACCCGTCATCAGGCAGCGCTCGGTGTGCCGACCGGCTACCGGCGCTGGATGCAATTCACGGCCAGCCGGGGAGGTGACTCGGTATCGCTGGAGCCAACCGGCGGCAGTCTGACCCAGGACGCGCGGCGTGACGGCCGGTGGAGCGGACGGCTGACGTTCGCCGGGAGTGACCTGTTGCCGACCCGACCGACTGACATCCTCTCCCCGTTCGGGACCCGGATCGAGGTCGAGCTGGGCATCGAGCTTCTTGACGGTTCAGTGTCAACGGTGCCGTACGGGACGTACGAGATCACCGGCGCCGCGACCAAGACGTCAGCCGACGACCAGACCACAGAGGTCACCCTGGGCGATGTGTCCGGGATCGTCGAGCGGTACCGGTTCGAGAGTCCGCTGACCGTGGCGTCGGGCACCGATCTGGCCTCGATGATCAACACGGTGGTGGCGAACCGGACTGGCTTCAACCCGGGCGTGACCGCCGTGGGGTCCACGCTCGGCGCGCCCCGAACGTTCGGGCTGGACACCGGTACCGCGCCGTGGGCAGAGATCCTGGACGTCCTGTCCGGGTTCAGCCGGACCGCATGGTACGACCGGGTCGGCCACATCCAGGTCGGCTCGATCAGCGCGGACCCGTCGTCCGCCTACCCGATCTCATCGCTGGCGACCTTGTCCGGTGACTTCGATACCAAGCCCCCGAACGTCATCGTCGCCCGGGGAGAACCACAGGACGGCACCGCGCCGGTTCAGGCGATCGCCATGGACACCGATCCCTCCTCCCCTACCTACGCCGGGACCGGACCGGGAACCAGTCCGTACGGACGCGTCACGTACTTCTTTGCCTCTCCCCTGCTCCTCACCGAGCCTCAGGCCCAAAGCGCGGCAGAGACGATCCTGGCGGAGAACGTCGGTGCCGGTGCCACCTACACGCTGACCGTGCCGTACGACCCGACCATCACGGCCGGAGATGTCATCTCGACATCCGGCCTGACACTGGCGGTGGACTCCATCACGATGAGCCTGGTGGGCGACACGCAGTTGCAAGTCAGGGAGCTGGGCTGATGCTGGACTACACCAAGATCAAGAAGAAGCTGGTCCCCCCGCCGGACGGCCAGGACGACGCCAAGTTGAGGACTGCCACGGTCAGCGTGGTCAACACCAGCGGCACGCTGGACATCACGCTGAACGGCACGCTCATCACCGGTGTGCCACGACTGGCCGGTGCCTGGGCCGTGGTCGGGTCCGTCGTCCAGGTGCTGAGCTACCGGGGATCGCTGCTGGTTCTGGGCGTCGTCTCGCCGGGCCCGGCTGTGGGGATGAGTAAGACCGGCACCACCACCACTGGACCGTCCGCAGCCGCGACGTTCCTGACTGCGGTCAACTTCGGTGTGACGTTCCCGGCCGCACCCAATGTGCACATCAACCTGGACAGTCAGGCCGGAGCCACATCGGGCTGGGCCGGGCGCGCCATCAGCCGCACGACCACCGGGTTCACTCTCTTCGGATTCGGCAGCTCGAACACGTTCAGCGTGTCCTGGAACTGGACCGCGATATATGCACCGTAAGGGGAGGTAAGTCATGCCGATCGGAGAACCCGCACCGGTCTCGCTCATGCCCGCACAGATCAACGTTCCGGCATCCGGCAACCTATACATCAACGTGTCCGTACAGAGCGACGGCTCACCCGCCGGACTGGCCTCGATCCCGGCCGTGGTCCAGGACATCGTCGACTTGTTCCAGGAATGGTCCGGCCGCCTCCCCGGGGCGGACGTGTCCGGCCAGGTCTATGACACTGAACTGTCAGCCGTGACGCCGACCAACCCGGTGCCACCGTTGGACCCGCCGGAACCCGAGTAACCGGCACGGGGGGACCAGGGGACCGGGGGAAGCCCACCAGTTCCGCGCATTGGATTTTTACGTCCTTGTTGTTGAGGGCGCGCGGACACACGTACACGCGGGGGAAAGGCCTCGATGTTCTTCCCCCGGTCCCCTGGTCCCCCCAGCGATACCGGCGTACCTGAGATGCCCTGTTGTCCGCTATGCTGAGGGACATGACAGCCGCGCCTACGACGTGGGACATCTTGGTCCCGACTCTCGGTGAACGAGACCGGTTGTTCGCGCGGCTGATGAGCGGCTTGCTCCCCCAGACCGACGCGTACGGCGGCCGGGTGCGGGTGCACGGCTGGTTCAACAACGGCCGCCCCAGCCTCCCCGCGATCCGTCAGATGATGGTGACGGGCTCCTCCGCTGACTACGTCTCGTTCGTCGATGACGATGACGTGGTGGCCCCGTATTTCGTGGACGAGGTTATGGCCGCGTTGGAGCACCGCCCGGACTACGTGGGGTTTCAGGTCCAGTGCTACTCGGACAACGTGCCCACCGTGCTCGCGCATCACTCGCTCGCGCATGGTGCATGGACCAACCTGGCCGATCGGTACCTGCGCGACATCTCGCACATCAATCCGATGGCGCGCCGGATCGCGCGGACCGCTGACTTCCGGCGGGCCCGGGTCGGGCAGGCTGAGGATCGGGCATGGGTCGCGCAGCTGCGCCGGGGGAAGCTGCTCCAGAAAGAGATCGTGATCGAACGGATCATGTACCACTACCTGTACTCGACCAGCAAGAAGCCTGGTCAGGGCTCCCGCTGGCAGAATCCGAACAAGCTGATCCACCAGGTGGAGCAGCGTGCCCACATCGATCACCCGAACTTCACCTGGAGCGACCTTGCCTGAGCTGGCCATCATCGTGCCGACCCGGGGGCGCCCGGGGAACATCGAGAAAGTGATCGCGGCCTGGGACTTCACCAACGCCTGGGACGTGGCCGACCTGGTGATCGTCGCGGACGATGACGACCCGGAGATCGGCGGGTACATCGACGTCGTGAGCGCCGTGCAGGACGGCACGCCCGACGGGACTCCTGATCCGATCAGGCTGGTCAAGATGCCCGAGTGGATGCCGATGGTGCACAAGCTCAACCACGTCGCCGTCGAGCTGGCGAACCAGGGGGAGTACTTCGCACTCGGCTTCGCCGGGGACGATCACCTCCCCAGGACGATCAACTGGGCCAAGTCGTACCTGACCGCGCTGCACGAACTGGGCACCGGCATGGTGTACGGCAACGACGGGTACCAGGGGGAGAACCTCTCGACCGAGTGGGCCGTTACGGCGGATGCGGTACGCACCCTGGGCCGGATGGTCCCGGCGCCGGTTGAGCACATGTACTGCGACAACTCGATGATGGACCTGTTCAAGTCCATCGGTGCCCGCAAGTACCTCCCCGGTGTGCAGATCGAGCACATGCATTGGATCGTCAAGAAGGCTGAGAAGGACGACCAGTACAAGCGGGTCGACTCCCGTGAGCAGTACGCCCGGGACCGGCGCGCGTACGAGGGCTGGAAGCTGCGCGGCGCAGCCGTAGACACCAAGAAGCTGATGGCGCTGCGCCCGGAGCGGCTGACGCGTCACGTCCTAAAGGAGACCAGAAAGATGACCGGCCCGATCAAGGTCCCGTTCCCCAAGCACTTCAAGGCGGTCCGGGGAGCCACGCCCCCTGAGATCGAGGTGACCTTGGCCGACCTGGCGGTCAACGTGCCCGATGATCAGGAGATCGTCGAGATCGGCGTGTTCCAGGGGAAGACCTCTCTGGTCATGGCCTGGGGCGCACAGCAGGGCAACGGCGCGCACGTGACCGGTATCGACCCCTGGAACCTGGCGGGCAACGTCTACGACCCGCCTTTCACGGACGCCGGGTCGATGCACTGGGCCCGGTACCACATCCGGGGCCTGGGGTACTCCAACCACATCGACTTGATCCAGGGCTTCTCTCACCAGGTCGCGCAGACCTGGACCGGCAAGCGGGTCGGCCTGCTGTTCGTGGACGGCGACCACACGGCGGAGGGCGCCCGGCGTGACATCGAGACGTGGGCTCCGCATCTGGCGTCGTTCGCCGTCATCGCGGTGGACGACTACGGCCACCCGGACTGGCCGGGTGTGAAGGAAGCCGTGGACGCTCTTGTGGCGGAGGGCGTGCTGGCGCCGATCGAGATCTTCCATGACCGGCTCGCCGTGACCCGGCTGAGGACGCCGGACGACGCCGACCCGGCCGCCATCACGGGCGAGGGTGTCTCGCCCTCCCCGGCTCAGCTTCATCCGGCCGACGACTGGGACGAGGAGCTTGCTGCCTCTGACACTGAAGAGTCAGACAACGCATTCGTCCACAAGGACGAGCTGACCGGGATCGCGAACCGGC